TTTTGCCAACCTCTTCCAGCTCTTCTTTTCTAGTGTCATACAAAGCCCTTAGTTCTTCAGCTTTTTCCTTTGTCAGGCTATGAATCGGCATATTCAGCAAATAGTTGTATGATCCATTTTGATTTTTGAAATTCATCTTTTTCAAGCTTGAAATAATATCACTTTTGGGACGGTTGTTAATCTTGAGATTGCCGCCTAGTATCTCCTCAATGAACCGTTTTCTATTCTCCAGGATCCACAGCTCTTTTGTGAGCTTTGATATCAGGTGGTTCTTTCTAATTGTATAGTACTTGAGCCTGAACTTGATAAAGTATCGGATTATCTCCTCGGGTGATTCAAATACTTTTAGATCTCCGTTTTCGTCTAACGTTGTATAGTTTTCACCTACTCGCTCTCTCATTTTGAGAACGCTTTCAAGCCTACCTCTCTTTGTTAGTTTTGCAAGCTCTGACCTTTTGAACTTTAGAATATAGTGCGGGGTTTCAGCTGAATGGTCTTCATATGATGACAATGCGCCCGTTTCAATTAATGAATCAAGATGAGCCTCGTACTTTTCGTATGTAAATGACGGCGGAAGTTCTGTAACCTCTACCTTAGTCGTATTCTTTACTTCGTACTTACCGTAAATCTCCCATGACTTTGGCGCGTCAGGTACCTGCCTGAACTCACCAGTGAAGCCATTGATCCACGGGCTGACTGGTGGGCATTTTTCTCCTGCTAACACCTTCAGACATGCCTTGATTAAATCCTTCGGGTTCCGATTCAGAATGTTGGTTGAGAATCCCACAGCGATACCTGAGCCGCCGTTTAGCAAGACAGTCGGTATGATGGGCAGGAAGTACTTTGGCTCGATCTTCTCGCCCTCTTCGTATTTGTGATCAAGGAGATCAAAGTCTTTATAAAGCAGGTTAAAGTTTTTATTGAACCTTACACCGACGTATCTCGGGGCTCCGGCCTCTGGAGATCGAAGAGACCCAAACTGACCTATCCCCTCGAAGATAGACATTGAGTTCTTGAAATCCTGTGTCATCGTGATGATTGTGCCATCAAGTGATCCGTGGTGGAACATTGTTGCAGACGCTGCGTAGCCCCCAAGCTGAAACACCTTCATTGGCTTTTCTTTGCCTGTCTTCCAGACTAGCTTTGCAGCATATGCAATCTTTCGCTGTGACGGCTTGAATCCGTCGATCACTGACGGGATTGCTCGATTCGTGATAGTGTAAAGCGCGTAGCTTCTGAGCTCATTATCAAAGAAGTTTTCTACTGTTCTACCAACAAAAGTACTCTTTTTATCTTTCAATAACATATTAAGCTCTCCTTAGCGGGCATAATCGTGATGTCTATATTCATAGTTACAGAACTTAAAAACTTCTTCAATGTTAATATCCTTCTTTTGTCTCGTTGAATAAGAGAAATATCGAGCACTGAGATGTAAATGTGGGTAGTGATCTGTACCCGTATCCCCTACTGTTCCGATCAATTCTCCTGGGTAGATCCAGCTATCCTCTTTTACAAAGATTTTATCAAGATGGTGGTAAAGAACTTGAACCGTATCATGCTCTTTGTCACTGTGTTCAATCCGAACGTAAGATCCGTTGCGATCGCTTTTGTAAGTTTTGATTACCCTTCCGCGGAATTGATTTTTCACGTGGGTACCTTTTTTTGCTACAATATCTACGCCAAGGTGGAAACTATGATGATCATGATTAAGCATTATCATATGACCATTTATTACTTTTCCTTTTTTAAATGTCCTTTTTCCATAACGAGAAGAAATATGAGATTTAGAAATATCAATAGGGGCAAAACACACAGTATTGTTTGTCGACAAAAGCATAGCTAATAATAATGTCATATGATTATTTTTACTTATTTAAAATCTTTTGTTTTCTAACTGCAGGATCTGAGCCGAACCAATTGTCCAACGATTGCCTTAGGTTATCACCCGGAATAAGGGCAAACATTTCTGGATTTCTAATAATCTCTTCGTATTCTTCATCTGCGAGGGATGCGAGGCCTTTTTTGTATGATATATCCCAGGATTTAATATTGTCCTCTGCGGATTTCCATTCGACAAATTCTTCATCTGTGTAGAACAACAGCTTTTTGTCTTTTTTCTTGACAACAACAAGTGGTGTCATTACTCGGAAAAGTTTGTTGTCTTTTAGCAGGTCGGGCCAGAACCTCCCAAAGAAGTTTGTTAGCAGGCCGGCAATTGAATCTCCATCAGGATCAGCATCTGAATAGATCAAGATTTTTCCATATCTAAGATTCTCTGCATCCTCTCCAAGACGAAGGCCGGTAGCCTTAAGAAGAGATAAGACCTCTTTGTTCTTGATAATCTTGGAGGACGGCATATCTGCGATGTTTAGAAATTTACCTCTAAGCGGGAAAGACCCTTGAATCATTGGATTTCTAAACTTTCTAAAAGCTGCCAGGGCTGACTTCCCCTCGAACAAAGCTAGCGTGCAAGATTCCCTGTCTTTTCCCTTGGCGTCAATCAGATTCTGGACCTTTTCTTTGCCGAGCTTCTTGTTGAGTTTTCTGAGCTCTTTTCTCTCATCTGCATCCTTCTTTTGAATTGCCCAGTCTAAGATGTTCTGGATCATCTCTGATTCACAAACAGACTTTAGAAACTTATCCGAGAGTGTGTGCTTTGACCCGAAGTCACGTGGGTCAGTGATTAGTTTCTCTTTGGTCTGAGATGAGAATGATGAGTTAACAATATCTGCACTTACAAATACAAAGATGTGGTTCTTGATCTCTGCTGGCTTCAGATCTACTTTGTGCTTCTTCTTGAGTTTCTTTCGAACCTCTGCAATAATTTGACTCAAGACTGCGTCGACATGTGTGCCGCCATCTTTTGTCTCGACACTGTTGACGAATGATATTTGCTTTAGGCTTCCGCTAGATGACCCTACGCCAATTCGCCAACGATCAGAGGCTTCATAGACAATATCATCAATATAGAGGCGACAGTATGAATTGAAAGTTGAGTATCTGTATTTTGTCCCATTGAATCTTACAGTCAAACAAGGATTGCAAGCTGCGAGGTCAATACACCTCTTTCTCATGATCTCAATGTGATCATCATCTAGGCCGCTCAATCCAAACTGATTGAAGTCCGCAATATACGATATCTTTGTATAGCCCTTGCTGCTTTTCGACTTGATGACTTTAGGTTCAGACCTGGCGCGCATGTTGTTTCTGAACTCTTGAGTGTAGAGCTTCTTTTTGTCACACGTTTCGATTGCAAACTTTGAAGAAAATATGTTGGTCAGAGTTGCTCCGACGCCGTTGGTTCCGGCGACGATTCTATTCTCAGTGTCGTCAAAATTTGAGCCAGCCTTTAGGTTTGAGAAAATCATCTCTGGAATGTATTCATTGTGCTTAGAATGAAGAATTACTGGAATTCCGCCATTGTCACTAACAGTAATTTCACCAGTCTCTGCGTCAGTGATGACCTCAATTAAGTCAAGCTTTTTGTTTCGTCGGTGTTCATCTGCTGCATTTGAAATAATCTCATCAAATATCTTAATAAAGGCAGGATTGACACTTACTTCTCTTTCAGAGAAAACATCGTCCTCGTCAATGAGATTCATGACTTCTTTGCGTGTTTTTGTCGACCCTACATACATTCCTGGACGGAGCAAGCAGTGCTCGATATCATCAAGCTTCTTATATTTTTGCTCAATTGATTTCATGCGTCTCCGTATTCAGCGTTATTATAGTTAGCGAATTATGACTTACACATGACTTCAGGAACTCACCCGCATTTTGAACCTCCACAAGCCAGGCACGTAACACACCCCTCTTGAAACACCAGGCTACCTTCTTCGTTGCAGTTGTCACACTTCTTCTCACTTGACTTCGTTCCATCTTCAATGTATTTCTTGAGAACTCGGGCAACTACACGCGAGAATGACGTAAAGTCAGTGTCCTTATCTTTTTGAAGCTGTTCAACCATAAATGATACGGGGGCGCCGTGGCGCATAGCCAGAGAGATTGTTCGAGTGAACGCTGAATGGTTGGGATTGTCGAATACCTCGACGACATCCTTGACAGCAAACTCATCGCCCTTGAACCCGAACTTGAGATCATACACAGAATTCTTTGTTTTGCGTGGGTGCTTGATGATAACGCCTTTTTCATATACACGCGGTATCTCAATATATTTTGATAGCCCACCGAAGATCTCGTATGGCTTTCCATCCATTAGCCCAACAAGAATCGTCCATTTCTCTCCTTTGATTGAAGCTCGGTGAATTTCGCAAGGAAGCTCGTGCGGGCGCTGCGGTGCTTGATGTTGCTGGAATGTTTCATCCGATTCATTTGCTGTATCATTGGAAACAAGGACACCGGCGCGGGATCCGTCTCGATATACAGTTGCGCCCTTGAGTCCGGCTTTCCACCCACGCCAGTATACTTTGGCTACGTCTTCTCTTGTTGCTGATTCGGGTAGATTCAATGTCTTGCTGATTGAGTGATCAATCCACTTTTGTGCTACTGCTTGAACATCTACAGCATGTTCCCAGTCGATCTCATTAGCTGTAGCACCACAATATGGTGACTTTGTAATGTCTGTTTCGCCCGTGATATCCATCCACTTCTTTAGGTTGTGGTGGTATACCGTGAAGTGTTGCCATCGATCACCGAGGTCATCTACGAAGTCAGCTTCAACATTTGGGTCGTTTGAGTTGATCTTTTTCCTTCGGGTATATTCGAGCATGAACACTGGTTCGATACCTGAGGTTGTCTGGGTGAGACATGAGACACTTCCGCACGGCGCCGTGGTGGTTAATGCAATATTTCTTCGGCCGTACTTACGATGCAATTCTCGTAACTCTGGTGAGGTATCAAATAATCGTTCGATATATTGATTTCCCTCTTCCTTCTCGAAGTTGTAGATTGGGAATTGGCCTCGCTCTTTCGCAAGGTAGCAAGACTCTGTGTATGAAGCAAGAACTAATGCACGATAGATTTCTCCAGTCATTGCAATTCCGTCTTCTGAGTCATATTTCAAGCCAAGCATTGCAAGCGTGTCGCCCAACCCTGTTTGTCCCAAGCCTGTTCGGCGTCCAGAGAGAGCGATTCGTCGGACATTATTCCAAAGATCAAGTTCTGTCCTTTTTACTTCAATTGGTTCTGGGTCTGCTTCAATCTTTGCCAGAATTTTATCAATCTTCTCAGTTTCAATTTCAACCAAGTCATCCATCATTCTTTGGGCCTTTCGGCTCATTGTATTGAATAGCTTGAAGTTAAATCTGGCTCGTGAAGTGAATGGATCATCAACGAATGATGTCGTATTGAGGAGGAGGAGCCGACAGCTGTCAAATGCTGACATTACAATTTCCCCGCAGGGATTTGAGCTCACTGTCTCAAATCCTTCATCTTTGTAGATTTGAGAAGGTGTTGTATTTAGAACGTTATCCCAAAAGAAGATGCCCGGTTCAGCTGTTTGATGTGCTGAGTCTACGATTGCATCCCATACAGCCTTAGCGGGCATTCTAGCTGTGAGTTCTCTGTTATTACCTGTTGAATCTACCGGCCATCGGGTTTCATAGTTTTCATCATTCTCAACAGCAGTCAAGAATTCGTCTGAGAGCCTGATTGAGATATTGGCTCCAGTTACCTTGCTTTGATCTCGCTTGATATTAATAAATGTCATGATATCTGGGTGGTGGACTGAGATTGACATCATTAGGGCGCCGCGGCGGCCGCCTTGAGCAACTTCACGACAGGAGTTTGAAAATCGTTCCATAAAGACGCCGATGCCGTCAGTTGTCTTTGCAGCATTTGACGTATGCATTCCCTGCGGTCGAATTGTAGAGATATCAAATCCTACACCTCCTCGGCGCTTCATGATCTGAACTTGCTCTTGATCTGTCTTTAGAATCCCGCCGTATGAGTCGTGAGGTGCCTCAATGACAAAGCAGTTTCCGACCGACTGCATTTGAATATCGTTTCCGACAGCTGACATTGGTGAGCCTTGAGGGACGATATACTTGAACCGGTCCATTGAGTCAAAAATTTCTTCTTCTGACATTGGGTTATCAAATTTCGCTTCGATTCGCGCAAATTCTTTTGCTAACCTACGATGCATCTGATCTGGCGATGTTTCAAAAAATTCGCCATTATCTTGCAGTGCATACTTGCCAGCCCATACACCAGCAGCAAGTTCATCACCGTTAAAATATTTTAGGGCGCCTGCATAAGCATCATCATATGTAAATGTCATTTTTCCTCGCTGATTTCTTTATCTGTAGTTTTTACATCAATTTTACTAACTTGTTTCCATTTTTGTTGCAGCAGTTTTTTGAGATCGCCCTCATTTTGGTTCTTTGCATCAGAGAACGACATTTCACCAGCTCCTTCAATAACAGCAATCTTGCTCTTGGCAGTATCGATTGTAATCGGGAATAAGATTCCGTCTCGGCCAGCTCGATTCTTTGCAACAAATAGACGCCCTAGGCCTGTAGATTTCTCTTCTGCTTTTCTCGAGATTGACAAAACAAGGTCAGCAACCTGTGCCTTTCCGTATGACTCAGCCATGCTTTCAAGGCCAATAACGTCTGAGTTTGCTGCATCTCTATTACTTTGTGATGCAGTCCATACTGGGAGGTTCTTTTCCATTGCTAGGTTTCGAAGGTCCTCATATACCTTTTTGAGCTCGTGTCTCATTGAGTCATATTGTCGTGAGGATCGCATGATATCTGCATAGTCAACAATCAGTATGTGCGGAATAAATCCTTTGAGGCTTAATTTTTCAATATGAGATCGAAGTGTCTGGACGGTTGCTGTTCCGGTGGGATACTCTTTGATCATTAGCTTTCCGAGAGAATTTTTGTTCTCTTCATAATAGGCTATGACCTCTTCTTTTCTTTCTGGAATATCATTGCTTGGAATATCGCAGAGATTAGAGTCGTAGCGGAGGCCAGTTCGAGTCTCAGTTAATTCGAACGTATAGTGAATTACATTGAATCCTGCCTGAAGCGCTGCGCACCCAAGACTAACAAGCATATGTGATTTACCAACTCCGGTCGGGGCTGCAACTACACCGATCTCTCCTTTACCTAGGCCTCCGCCAAGGATTGATTTCTCATCGAGCTTTGGAATCCCTGTCGGAATCGGGTGGCGAGAAATTCGAACGAATCGTGCCTCCATGTCCTCAAAGAAATCATGTCCAACTGAGGGTGTTGTTCCTACTGACATTGCTGTTCGCATGAGATCCATTACTGCGTCAAACTTATCAACCTGGATTAGATCAACTGCCTCTTCAAGCGCGCCGCGAAATGCCTGCTTGCGACAGAAATCAAGTGCCTTATCCTTGACATATTCAAGGTCACCCATACTTGGATTGTGCCTGATTCTCTGGAGGTAATCAACAATCTGATCACGAAGAATGATATCGTTGCCCGTCTTTAGATCATCTCGAATAATTGAAACAAGCAAAGGCAGAGTCGGGAAATCTTTATACTTCTCGTGGTATGAAAAATATCGATCAGCTAAGAACTTTAGATATTTAAGATCGAAGAATTCAATGTTAATGACCTCTGCCATTTGTTCTGCCCACATTCTGTCTGTGAGCAAGCTCTGAACGATTTTTTCTTGAAAGTCTTTTCCGTAAGATGCAAACGTAATACTATGCTCGTGTGTCACTAATAACCTCTTTTTTAATCTAGATAAGTAAAGCTAAGAAACAAGGATTCGACATCGAAGTTTTGAATTCCCTCATGAATCAATTTCCTCATCATGCCTATCTTATTCTTGCAGGGCACAAATGTATCTACGATATCCTCTATTTGATTCACCTGATTTGCAGCTAAATTGTTCGAATCTAAGTATGTAAGCTTCCAGTTACGTTCCAGAATATCAAAATTATCTATGATCGTTCTGTAGACCTTTATTTTCTTATCTATGTTCGCTAAAGCATGGTCAAAAATATTTTTAATATCTGCTTCTTCTTCGTTTCGTAAAAATGGAAATCTCTTGGACATCGTCTTGTATCCGGCGCCCTTGATGCCAGAGATGTTATCTGACGAATCTCCGGCGGCTGCTTTGGCGACACAATAATTTGAAGCAGTTACACCTGTTAGAGTCAGAACATCCGAAGCTTTTACAATTTCTTTTTTGCCTAGGCGAAAGATCTGTGTAGACTCATTGAGCAGTTGATAATAATCCTGATCAGACGACACGATAATCTTGTCACTGTCTCTTAGCTTATACTTGCAGAGATATCCGATAACATCATCAGCTTCGCAGTCGCCTACATAAAGCTGGCATATGGGTGTGTTCTTTAGTATGCTAATCAGCGATGCAATCTGGTTATTTCTACTTTGAATTGTGTCTGGGATCTCTTGATCAAAGAACTTATTCATCCGCTTGGGCTTGCGTCCATGCTTGTATTCAGGATAGATGGCGCGGCGTCTTTGACTACCGCCACCCTCCCAGACAACAAAGATCTGGGAGGGTGCGAACTTATCAATGATATTTCTCATTGACTTAAGAAAGCCGACTACACCTCCGACATGATGTCCATACTGGCTTATTGTTGGGTTTGCAGAATAGACACGAAGAAATAAATTCATCGCATCGAAGATTAGGACGGGTCTATCTGCCTGACGATCCAAAGCCCTTGTCTCCTCGATGAGATGGATGAACAGTATCAACTTCTAGGAACTGTGTTTTGTTACTACTAGTCTTCGCATGCACATCATAGATTACCAGCTGTGCTATTCGATCGCCCTTTTCAAACCGGTAATCTTTGTCACCGCCATTATAGAGCATTACAGATATCTCGCCTCGATATCCTGGGTCAATGATACCACCCACTGGAAAAACGGCGTGTCTAAATGCTAAACCTGATCTTCCTTCTACTTTTATAATAACAGACTTATGAATATCAGTCGTGAATGGTGATTCTGCTAAGACAACACCGGTAGAAACTGACGTTACTTTTCCGGCAGGAATATTTCCTGACTCGACTGATGTTAGATCCCAGCCTACATCACCTATCTTTTGAGATGGTAGCTTTGCATCGGGATGTGTTAGCTTTACTTTAACGAACATGCTCATTTTAACTCTGCCTCCGCGAGGTCCATTGCTACTGCTCGGACCTCTTCATAAGAATCTGCATTAATATCTAGATTGCCGGAAAAATTCTTAATAAGAGTCTTCTCTAGCATCGTCTCAATATAAGGCAAATACTCATCACTGTTTAACAAATCTTCCATTCCACTTTTGGTGAACTTCTTTTCTACTATAAGTTCACCGGTTTTTGAATCAATAACTGATAGTGTCTTCCAAGCTCCTGCACCTTCGACAGAGTATGTCTTTCCTTCGAACTCTACGTCGTCAGACGATCTAAGAAGATCTGTGATTTGCTCATGCTCTTTGACACCGACACCAAAGTGAATCTCAAAATGACAAGTTCTGAATGGGTGCGCCACTTTGTTCTTGATTGTCTTCGCCGAGACATTAATCCCTATGATATCGCCCTCTTTGTTCTTGATTTGAGAGCCGGCGCCGAGTTTAATTCGAACTGAGGAGTGAAATGGTATTGCGGCGCCGCCGGGAGTCGTATTGTGATTTACCTGGCCATTTGCTATGTAATTTTCTGTCTCTTCAACAGATGTATCTACGACACACATTGGCTCTTCAATAATCATAGATTCTGGGTGCTCAGACAGAGGTATGTACTCATTACCGAACAAAACTCTGTGATTGCTAGTTCCTCTTAGCTCATCAATCCTGCAGTAGGAGTCGACTTGATCTTTCACGATAAACGAATTCATTGGCCGAAAACCAGCAGTTCCATCATTTAGCAGAGTTTCAATCTCTATGCCCAGGCTAGATATGTCTAGGTTTGTCGGTGTTTTCATATCATTTAGATTTAAAAACTTTTCAGCGAATTCGAAAAACGTCAATTCTTCTTCTACAATAGGCATAAAACCCTCTCTTTTAATATTGTTTCTATATCAGAGCTATTGATTTCATTTTCCCACAAAATTACAATATGTTCAAATTTTTCACTTAACAAACCTAGTCTATTTTTATCAAACGCTCTCTGAGCTTTTGCAGTTTTTGCAGCATATAAGACGAAATCATCTTCGTACTTCGATGGGTTGGCATGCCAAAAGTCGCCGAAACATTCAATTACTATACTACTATTTACTATAAAATCTGGCTGGACAAATGAATTTTCAAACTCAATTACTGGTTCATATTCCCAGTTTATATTTTTTTCGTCTAACAAGTTAGCAATTTTAAATTCTATTGAATTCATTTTCTTGCCTTTATAAGAAAGCTTTTTTGACCAATTTGATCTCATTTTATTTCTTTTCTCATTAGATGCGTTTTCCCACATCTTTTTGGCAGCTTTGCTTATTTTTTCAATTCTTTCAGGATTTTGCATTGCTTCATCATATTTTTTCTTGTTAGCAGGATCTTCAAGGTGCTTTTTAAATGATGCAATTCTTCTTTTTTTTACTTTGGGTGACTGTGTTGCTTTTATATACTTTTCACGATTATTTTTCCACAACTCTTTATGAATCTTTGAATGCAATTCCCTGTCATAGCTATCTGACATGTTTTTCCTGGCAGCTTCAGACGACATAGCGATGGAATGGTTTTTGACAAACTTTTTTCTCGTCCTGAGTTTCCACAGATTTGATATCTCATATTCCTTCAATGAAATAACGTTGTTTTCAAATAGGAAGTCAATTAAATAGTTTTTATTTGCTAGCTTCTTTCTAAATTTCC